GCGGAAGGTGAAATAAACAATCCTTATGTTACAAATATAGAATTTTACAATAAAACATTTAAAAAATAGTATTTTATTAAAAGTAAATTACTATATTTGCACAAACGAAAATTAATTAATTATGAAAAATTTGTATTTGAAGCTAGCCGAAGTGAAAAGAGAAGTAGGCAAAGTTTCCAAAAATTCCAAGAATCCACATTTCAAAAACACTTATGCGGATTTAAACGCTTTAATCGATGCAGTTGAACCAATACTACTCGAGAAAGGTTTATTGATGTTACAACCTATCCAAAATGGAAATGTAACAACTATAATCATTGATTGTGAAAGTTCTGAAAGTATTGAAAGTTCTATTCTTTTACCAGCGTTGCAAGATCCACAAAAATTGGGCAGTGCAATAACTTATTTTAGACGTTACACATTGCAAAGTTTATTGAGTTTGCAAGCTGAAGACGACGACGCAAACAAAGCAAGCAGAAAAGATACACTTTCAGACGAAAGATTTACCAACGCTTTACAAGCTATTGCAGACGGCAAAGCAACAAAAGAAAGTTTAATTAACAATTTTACATTAACCGCTAATCAATTAGCACAATTATAATAATCATGAGTAGAAGTAGTAGAGAATATTTTGACCAAATGGAAAATCAAATTGAAAACAATATGCATGACATCGATAGAGATGCAGAAGCACACGGTTGGGCAAACGCTCAACCAAACGCTAACTTTGACCTGGTAGTAGCAAAGGATAGTTTAATACCAACAGTTGAAAGTTCAATTTGGACTTTGATAAATGGAGTTGAAAATGGCGAAGTAACTGGACTAGATGTTTTCGCAACATTTAAGAAGCTAGAGAAAATCTTTGACGAAGCAAAAAAGAAAGTTGAGGAGTATGCAATGCTTGAAGCAAGCCGACAAAGTAAAACTTTTGTAATTGCTGGCGTTGAATTTACTTCCAAACAAGGTTACGCAATTCTTGACTACGAGAAAGACGACCTTTATGTAAAGTACAAGCAACAATTAGCAAACCGTAAAACATTACTTGACAATGTTTATAAATCAGGCGATGTGTTATTTGATGCTGACGGTGTAGAAGTGCCAAACGTGGGCGTTAAAACCTACTCAAAAGATAGTTTAAGTGTAAAATTTAAAAACAAATAAATATGAGTGCAATTATTCAAATGTCGATTGACGTAACAAAGATTGACAAATCAAAACTTAAAGACGGAAAATATTTGAATGTAAGTATTTCTGTAAATGACGAAACAAAGTACGATAACAACGTTTCAATGTGCTACAATCAAAGTAAGGAAGAACGCGAATCAGGAGCAAAGAAAACATACTTCGCTAATGGTAGAGTAATTTGGACAGACGGAAGCATTAAAGTGGCTGAAAAAGCTATTCAGAATGATATTCCAGCGGGTAACGAAACTTTACCAAATACAGATTTACCTTTCTGATCTAAATTAATTTTATTTTTAAGTCCGCTATTCCTAGAGTTTAGCGGATTTTTTATTTTATTTTCAATTATTATTTAAAAAAGTATTGTTTAATTAAAAAGTTTTAGTACATTTGCTGAAACGAAAATTAAAAGTTATGAGAATTAAAGCAAAAATTCAAGCACCGAGTAAAGCGAATAGACTTCGCAGAGTTACTAAACACGCATTTACTAAAACCAAAACGGCTTATTATTGGAGTGTGTATTTTGATAGAATGTGTATATGCAACTATTACATGGATTCTAACTACAAAATGCACCACAAAGTTACTTACGATTACATTTTAAACGACTAATTATGGCATTCAACAATTTTAACTACAATCACGAGGGAATTACTTTCGAAGTATTCTACAAAAAAAACCGTGAAGATGAACCAGTAATTGAGCGAATCATGTTAGGTAAACACGATGTTACAGACGAGATTCAAGAAACAGATGTGTTTAGCTTTATCGATGATACGTTAACCGAAAAATGGAGAAACGATGATTTATAAACATAGGGCGGTTTAATACTGCCCTTTTAAAAACAAATAATGGGTTATTCAGGAGTTATATTTGCAATGATGGAAAGCGCAAAAGAAATAGAAAAACAAAGAAAAATCGATAAATTAAACACTATGAAAAAAGAAGAAGTTTACGTTGTAATTGACAGCGAAGAAAAGAGATTGAGAGCGATTCAGATTTTGACTGATGCAAAAGAGAATATTTCAACATTTGATTTATCATTTGAGTTTTCAGAAAAGCATAAGTACTTAAGACTTGATAGTAATAATCAATGGTTTATTTTTAGCTACATGTTTAGTACAGATACAGAAATTACCCTAGACCAACTAGAGCAACTGTTATCGCCAAAGCAAGAGATAAAAATGGAATTAGACGCATTAAAATTAATAGCTGAAAGTTGGGGCTTTGAGTTAGTAGAAAAGAAAAGAGAAATTAAAGTAGGGGATTTCGGGAAGTTTTGGAATGATGGAATTTGCATTGTTTATGGTTTTTTAGAATCAATAAGTGATGTAGAACCTAAACTTATATACAAAAGAAAAACAGGGGCGTTATACATAAACTTCCGCCACCTAACAGAAGAAGAAAAACAACAAATTCAAGAAAATTGGTAAGATGAAACTAACAATTGAAATCAATTATACCAATTCTGTTGAGCGTGTAAGACATCGACAAAAAGCGGAAGAACTTATACGGTCAGGACTTGAAAGTTATTCGTGCAAAGACTTTTCATTCGCGATTAACAAAGAAGTAAAGCAAGAATTTCCCAGTATTAAATTAGTTAGATTCGAGCAAATAAACGGGGAAAAATGTATGGTAATCCCTAGTAAAATGAATTTTTAATGAAGCGTTGTTATAAGTGCGATAAAAGGAAACCTTTATTTTTATTCAAAAAGGATTCTAGTAAGTACCAAATTAAATCCAGTCAAGGAAAATGTATTTGTTGCAGAAAATGCAATATTAAACTAGCCTTAAAAGTTGGCGGAGTAATGAAAAGAATTAAGGGTAAGTTTACCTTTGTAGAGTTAAGTAAAATACAAATAATTAAATATTTTTTAAAATGATAATAGAAGAAGTAAAAGTTGGTCAAAAATGGAGTAACGTAACAAGACCGCAGATAGTCGAAGTTACTTACATAGTAGGTAGAATGATTTGGTATAACATACTAGAGCAAGAAACAAAAATACACAAAAAGGAATACTCAAAGTCAATTGAACACTTTACCAATAGTTACGTTAAGCTATGAAAGAGCCACTAGATAAATACATCGAGTATTTTGATCCACGACACCACGAACAATATCGTTTCAGTTATTTGGTAACTATGAAGAAACTTGTATTTGTTCACTTGAGAAAACAAGGTTATTCAAAGCGAGATTTATTAAAGGTTTTTAGATGCAATATTTCAAGCATTCGACATTTGGAAAACACCGCACACGATTATAAAGATAACAACGATTATTTTAAGGATAATTGGATGTGGATAATTTGCTCAAAAATAAAACCCGTTCAAGTGATGAATAATTGGAGTGAGCATGGCAATCAAAAGGTAGGTTTTAAAATGGTTTTAATAAAAGGTTTATGACAATACAACAAAAAGACGATCTAGCGCACATAGTAATGGCAACGATGCAACTGCAAAGCGCAATTCACACCCTCGATAAAGTAACCGGAGAGGGGAATAAGTTTAAGCAGCTTAAAAAGAAAGAGTGGAACCAGTTTATCCACTTCGTTCAAAAGTTCACGGCAAAGCATGAAATCGAACTTTACGATTTAACCGCCAAGTTGCCTGAGCAAAGTCAAAACTACATTGACTGCGTTAACGAGTTTGATAAAATTGCGGAAGAAATGCAAATAATTATACCTTAAAAAATTATAAGATGAAACAAGAATATTTATTATCAGTTCCAGAAGTTCAAAAAGAATGGTTTAATAAACAATATGGATTTATTAATGATGATGATTTTGAAACAAGCAATGGATCGTGGAGTATGTTAAAAAATAATATATTTGGAATAGAAGACCGTTTTTTATCTTATAAAGGAGATAGTGAAGATTTAATAAGTTGTTTTTGGCTTAGTTATTCATTTAGTGAATCATCAAAAGAAAATATAGTGTATTTTTTAGATTGTATGCTTATGGTTTTAGATGATTGTTTAGATTCTGAATTTTTTGAAATTTGCCACAACATTAATTTGATTCACAAAAAAATAAGTAGTCAAATATTTGCGATGGAAAACAACTAATTTTTATTTAAACTTTATGAAACGTAGCGCTTTAAGTGTTGCGTTTTTTTGTTTCTAGGGGTGCAAGTAACTGTAAACAGTTGGCAGTAGTTTACACCTAAAATAAATTTTTAAAAATATTTTTTTTATTTTTTTTCAATTTAGGTGCAAGTAGTTTACAGTTGAGGTTTAAAAATATAAATATCAATCAGTTAGGGGTGCAAGTAAAGGTGCAAGTAGTTTACACTTTGTTTACACCTAGTTTACACTAAAAAAAAGATTAAAAAAATGCTTATAATAAATAAAAAAATGTATATTTGCATCGTTGAGTAGACGCAACATTTAAGGTATTTTATTTAAAAGCCCTGTAATGCGAGGAACGTCTACCCTCAATTTACGGGGTTTTTTATTTAACAAAAATATGGACGAACAAAAACTATTAAAATTTCTGGAGTATTTCTCAATCATTACAATTGGAGAAGACAAAGTTCCAAACTTTCCATGGAAAGAACAACAACAAACAAAGTTATCAGAGGAACAATTTTTAAGGCAATTAAAAACACCCACAACAACGGGCGTTGGAATTGTTACGGGTTTTGAATTTCTTGAAGTCATCGATATTGATACTAAAGTATTCAGCACACAATATGAAAAAGATGAGTTTTGGAATGAATTTTATCAAACCTTAAAAGATAATATTGTAGACTTTGAACAAAAGTTTGTTGTTTATCAAACCAAGTCAGGGGGGTATCACATTCTTTACAAATCAAAACGAGTGCAAGGAAATACCAAAATTTCTAAACTTAAAGGGCATAAAGAGGCGATTATAGAAACTAGGGGAAACGGTGGGTATGTTTTTATCTATCCTGAAAAAAAGTATGGTAAACTTTCTTATTTTGATATTGACTTTGTAACTGATTTGGATAGAGAAATACTTTGGTCTATTGCTAAGATTTACGATCATGTAGAAGACAAACCAATAGAGCCAAAAAAAGAACCTAAAATTTATAATGAAGACGAGGTAACACCGTGGGAAGATTTTAACAATAAAACAGATATTTGGGACGTAATCCAGAATGAATTTTTTATTCCAAGGAACGGACAAAAATCTAAATACTACCTAGTCAAAAGGCACGGTGCAGAATCAGCACATAGTGGATATGTATTTAAAGATTCTGGTTGCTTGTATCTATTTACAACGGGAACAATTTACCCAAATGAAAAGTTAATCAGTCCTTTCATTGCATACGCTTATAAGTATCACAACGGGGATTTTTCAGAAGCTGGAAAAGATTTATACGAACAAGGTTTTGGAAGTAGGTTAAAAAAGAAAATCAAAGAAATTGAGCCAAAAATACCTAAAGAGATTCAAGTTGAAAACATTTCTTTTCCGATTGATATTTTCCCTAAAGAAATTCAATTTTACCTAACTGAATGCGCTACTAAATTAGATTCAAATATTGACTTTATGGGCGTGTCAATGCTTTGGTTAATATCGGTATGTATTGGAAATTCATTTGAGATTGAAGTTAAAAAAGGCTGGATTGAAAACGGGGTGCTTTGGGTTGCGGTTGTTGGTAAAGCTGGTATTGGTAAAACACCAAGCATAAACAACGTTATTTTTCCTTTGATGAAATCTAATTCAAAAGAGATTAAACGCTACATTCAAGAATCAGAAAAATATAATCACTACCAATCTTTGAGTAAAAAAGAGAAAGAAGACTATCCTGAAGTATTCGAGCCTAAGAAAACGCAATTTATTGCAAATGATATTACACTTGAGGCACTTGTAGATTTACACCAAGAAAGCGACAATGCGGTTGGAGTATTTAAAGATGAGTTAGCTGGTTGGCTAAAAGATATGAATAAATATAGGGCTGGTTCCGATCTAGAATTTTGGTTAAGCTGCTGGAGTGGAAAATCAGTTTCAATGAATAGAAAAACCGCAAAAAGTTCATTTGTTGAAAAGCCATTTATACCTGTTTTGGGAGGTATTCAGCCCTCAATATTTACATCATTTTCAACTGAAGAAAATAAGGAAAACGGATTTATGGATAGAATGTTACTTTCATTTCCAGATGCAAGTGTTGACGTTTATAACGATGACGAACTAGACTACCAAACCATCAAATGGTATTCTGAAAATATTACACAATTTTACCAAGGTATCAAAAGATTAGTTACAAGAAATGAAGACGGGGATATTATAGCGACTAGGGTAAAATTTAGCATTGAAGCTAAAAAAGAATGGGTACGAATATTCAACAAAATAACACATTCACAAAATAACGAGAATGAAAACGAGTATTTAAAATCAATGTACCCAAAGCAAAAAAGTTACATTCCTAGGTTTGCACTTTTGATAAATTGCTTTGAAAGTTTTTTTAGTGATAATGTTGGACAAATGGAGATTACAAAAGATTCAATATTGAAAGCTGAAAAATTAAGCGATTATTTCGTGTTAAACGCTCGTAAAATTAAACTTGAAAGTACAGAAGCCAACGAGATACGAAACGCTATTAAAAAAGCAGAAACACCAATTGATAAGATTAAAGCAATTTATTTGCAAGATGCAGATTTTAACCGCTCAAAAGTTGCTGAAATGTTAGGCATTTCAAGGCAGTACATTCAACAAATTATTAAAAAAATTGAAGACAATGAAAAAAACGCTTAGAGATTATCAGCAACAAAATGCAATAGAGTGCGCACATATTTTGAAATCGAATAAGCTAGTTTATTTGCAACATTCAGTACGCACAGGTAAAACCGCAACAGCATTACAAACGGTTCGACTAAATGTTTTTAAAAACGTATTATTTTTAACAAAAAAGAAAGCGATTTCAAGTATTGAGCAAGATTATAATGATTTTGAATTTTATGATTATTTTCACTTGACAGTCATTAATTACGAATCAATACACAAATTAACCTTAAATAATTTTGATTGCATTATACTCGATGAAAACCATGTTAATTCAGCATTCCCAAAACCATCGCAAAGAACAAAACAAATAAAGCAACTATTCGGACATTTGCCTATGATCATGTTATCAGGTACTCCAGCGACTGAAAGCAGTTCACAATGGTATCACTCTTTTTGGATGTCAAATTACAGCCCGTTTAGACAATACGCTAATTTTTATAAATGGTCTAGGGACTTTGTAAATGTTACTGAAAGGAATTTAGGGTACGGATTAATAAAAGATTATAGTAAAGGTATTGATGAAAAAATTAATAATTCAATCAAACATTTACTGCATAAATTCACTCAAGAAAATGCGGGTTTTGAATCAAAGGTTACTAAAAATATTCTTTATTGCGAAATGCACCCTCAAACAGATTCAATAATTCACAAGCTAAAAAAAGATAAGGTACTTGTAGGCAAAGAATATACAATTTTAGCAGACACAGCCGTCAAACTTCAAAACAAATTACATCAACTTTATTCAGGAACTGTAAAATTTGAGTGTGGTCATTCAATGGTAACAGACTATTCAAAAGCGGTTTTTATTAAAGATAAATTTCCAGACTGTAAGATAGCGATTTTCTATTATTTCAAAGAGGAATATAAAATGCTGAAAACTATTTTTGAAGATAAATTGACGGATTCACTAGACGAATTTAATACAACTGATAAATCAATAGCACTGCAACAATACGCGGGTGCGGAGGGAATTTCATTAGCTAAGGCAGACGCTTTGATATTTTTAAACTTTGGATTCAGTGGATCAAAATTTATTCAGTCAATCGATAGACTTACAACGATAAACAGAAAGCAAAATAATATCTTTTTTGTATTCGGATTAGGTGGTATTGAACAGAAAGTTTATAATTCAGTCAGTCAGAAACAAACGTACACCACAAACCAATTTAAAAAAGATTATGAGTTTTCAAAGTAAATTGATAGCTAAGTATAAAAAGCAAGGTTACATAGTTTTAAAATCAATTAGAATGAATGAAAACGGATTTCCAGATTTACAACTACTTAAAGATTCAAAGAGTATTTTTATTGAGGTTAAGGAAAACGCAGATACATTAAAAGAGTTGCAAAAGTATCAGATTGATAGATTAATTTCTAAGGGGTTTACGGCATTTTGTCTTCACGAATCAAAGGGCATTATTTATCCAATCGACAGCGAGATAGAGAAATTTAAAGAATATTTATGAAAACAGTTAATTCAATTAGCGGTGGTAAAACTTCCGCATATTTAGCAAAACATTTTCCATCCGACATAAATATATTTTCACTTGTAAGAATTGAAGACACTGATAACCTTTGGATGAAAGGTAAAGACGAAAAAACACGACAATTAGTTTCGGATAAAATAGGAAAAGAATTTATTGCAACTGCTGAAATGGATGAAATAATTTATACAATTTTAGACCTTGAACAATTTATAGGACAAAAAATAGATTGGATTTCAGGAGATACATTTGAGCAAATTATTAAAAATGCTGGAAACTATTTGCCAAATAAAATGAATCGTTTTTGTACTGTAAAAATGAAAATTGAACCTATATTTAACTTTCTTAAAGAACAAAATTCTATTCCATGCGAGATGCGTATAGGATATAGACCAAACGAAAAGGAACGAGCAGAAAATATGCTTGCAAGGGCAAGTGAAGATGGCTTTGAATATTTTAAAACTATAATAGGAAAAAGAAAAAGTCAAAATAAATGGGGTTTAGTTCCTTATCGAAAAGCAAAATTTCCTTTAATAGATGAAAATATTACAAAAGATGTTATTTACAACTATTGGAACGATAAGCCAGTTCGATTTGCTTATAGAAATAATTGCGTAGGTTGCGTTAATCGTAATCCTTTAATGATTTCGCACATGGTAGGAAAAGATATTGATAAGGTTAAATGGTTTGAAAAGCAAGAAATAAAAACGGGTAACACTTTTTTATCTGAAGCTAATTTTACAAGTATTTTAAAGTACAATTTACAAGGAAATTTATTTGAAGATGATGATTTTTCAAGTTGCGATAGTGGATATTGTGGAATTTAAAGAATATTTATAAAATATTAGTTTATTAAAATAATAGTATTATATTTGCTGAAATATTTAAACGAAATGAAGAACGACAGAAACGCTGGAAGAAAAAAAGTAAAAGATGCGGTTATGGTGCAAGCCAAAGTGACTGCGAAATACGCTGACGAATATAAAAAGTTGGCGGAGAATTATCGAGAGTACGAAACTAAAAAATCAAGTGATGCAAAATGAATTATTAATCGCAACGGTTGTTGTAATGTTAACGATCTTATTTGGAGCAATTATCATATCCGAAAACATTAGACCAAAGTACGAAATTAAATATTTGCGTGGTTGGTGGGTAATTAGAGATGTAAAGACTAAAACGCATTTAAGACGTTTCAGCACTAACGAGCAAGCGATAGAGTGGTATAACGAAAACTGTTTGTAAGATGAAAAAAGGTAGTTACTGGTTTTCTTTCTTGAGCGAGAAAGAACAAAAGGAATTTAGAGAGAATGTAAAAAATGCGGGAGTTGATTTTTCAGAGTTAATGAATGACGAATACAGGTTGTTTGAATATTTTATTACACTTGCATTTTGGTACGATGAAACACCGCAAGGTCATGACTATTGGTTTAATATTGCTAAACGTGATGTACAATGATTAGTATAGCACAATTACAGTCTTTGGAGTTTGAATATGAAGAAATGTTAGATACATGGTCCTTTAAAGATATTTTAATATATTTTGTTGACGGTGAAAAGGTAGTTGATTTAAACGCTTTCCAATTGTACGGAATAAGAGATATTAGGGATTTACGAAAATTAATTGAGTTAGTTTATGGAAAAGAATGAAATTAAATTAAATAATTTTAAACTTATAAATGAAAAACTTTTTGTTCAATATGCTTCAATTTTGCACATGTATAAAGTTGATAAATTTCAAGCAAGATTATTAAATACTAAATACGATATTAGTATATATTGGTGTTCATTTAAAAGAGATGGTGAAGAATTTGATTCATACTTAGCAGATTTAGGGTATGGAGAAAATGAACAAATGATAGGTTCAAAATTATTTCAGGCAATACATAATGTATTTAAAGAATTAGATTTAAATTTTGGTGATGAGAAAATTTAACAGAAACGAACCGCTTGGTAAAAACTTTGAGCGTATTATGTACGGGGTGGCAATAGTGGTTATTATTGCGATAGTTGCGAAATGTAGTGGCGTAATGCCGAAATAGAAAATAATTTGTAAATTTGAGAATATGAATATCGATCAAATATTTCAAGAAGCTAGAGAAAGAATAAATACACATATCGAAATGTTGTATATTCAAGCATTGAGTAAAATTCAATCAAAGGAATCTAGCAAAGAAGTTACTGAAAAAATGATTGAGAATTACCTAAAAAAAAGAGGGTATATTCAAAATACACTTTCAGGAGAAAAAGTATTTACAAAGGATTTTGTAGTTGTTAAAATTCTTGATAATGAAGTTGAACTTTGGCACGATTATCCAGGTTGTGCATCTTTATTTGTGGATAATAGTTTATTAACCGGCTTACCAATTAGCCTTAATTACATGGAAAGAATATGAAAAGAGTAATTTTATTTGCATCGTTGCTAGTTTTGGCATCTTGCAAGAAAGAAGAAAAAGAAGAAACGCTTTGTAATTGTGGACTTCTTAAAATGAAAAAGGAAACAGATAGAGTTTTTATTCTGCAAAATGTTTGCTCCGAAAATCTGAAAGTGATTTATAACATTCCCGAAGCGCAGTATAATTCTACGCCACTAGGGCAAGCGGTTTGCATTGACACATTGACAACATGGTAGTAGCTTTAAAAGTATTCTTAATAGCGTGGTTCATTAGGCATTTTGAACCAATCCGTGACAGATTGGAACGTTTATACTTAATCAAACGTCTAGAGAAAGTAATCGACATTGTAACATGTTTTAAGTGCTTATCATTTTGGAGTGTTTTAATTGTTACATGGAATATTTATTATGCTATCTTTGCATCGTTAATAGCTTATTTATATGATTCTATCACAGAACGAGATTGATACTTGGCAGACGCACCCAAGTGATTCAAAAAAGGATATGTTGACTTGTCAGCGTATCTTTTTGGCGTATAATATGGACGCTGAATATTACTGTATGTGTAGTAAGACAAAGCGAAAAATTAAGCGTGTTCAGTTTAATGAATGGTATGCAAAAAACGCAAATTGATAACTACGTAAATGAAAATTATCAGTTACTTTTAAAAGTTTCTAGCGACTTTGTGCGACGAAAAAAAAGAAATTTTGATCCTGAAATAGTAATTAGTGAAGCGTATATTCACGTCTTAAAATGCAAGGATAAAATTGAAACAGTCGGACAACTGCAATCGTATTTTTTTAGTAAAATAAACCTAGAAATTTGCAAACAAAACAGCGTAACGAATTACCAGTTCAAAGAAAGACATTCGGAGTTGATAGGTATCGAAAGACAAGAAGAAAATAATATCCTATTAGAGATAGAACACGACATTAAACGCAACAGCCAAAAAGCACAAATCGAAGCGTATAGGCTAAATTTGAAATGTAGTATAAAAAAGATTATCTTTGAAGCGTATTTTGTAAAGAGATACAGAACAGTAAGGGATTTCGCTAAATACTTCAATCTAAGCAAGCAAACAGCGAATGATTTAATAAATGAAATGAAACAAGAAATAAGAAATTATGGCAAAATTTAAAGAAGAATTTGAGAATTGTATAGTTACAGTAAATTCAAAAGCAATTGGAAAAATCCAAATTAACACAGCAGAAGTAAATCCTAATCATTGGGCAAACATTAAAGAGTTTGGATTTATGTTTGAGGAAGAAACATCACAGAGTGTCATCAATGATACTCCGTCAAATGAAAACAACGGTTTAGTGGCTGACAGTTACGCAGATTTCACATTGAACGAATTACGCGAACGTTTCCCGAATATCAAAGCGACAAGTAAGAAAGCGTTTATCGAACAAATTGAGGAGTAATGACCGAAGAACAGTTTGAAGCGATATGTAAAGAGATAGAGGGTACTTGGGAAGGTCTCTCTATTATTTGCCCTAAACATAAAGTTGATAGGGGTTATTTCTTTGAGTATAAAAATAAAACTGTTGAACGTACTGACCGTTACGCGCGCGCACGCGAGAAGCAACTTGATTACCTTGAAGATTTGCTAGTTCAAATATCAATGAATGACAAGAAAGATATTTTAGTTGACGGCACGGTAAACTTAGGTAGTAACTCAATTGCTCGAGATAGACTTAAAGCCGACACACTTAAATTCGTTTTGTCTAAACTTCGCGCAAATGTTTGGGGCACTAAAATAGAACACACAATCAAATCAGAACCTAGAGTATTTAAAATCGATTAGTATGGCTTTTGAGGTTACCACAGCACTTAGGAAAATGTTAGCCTTAAAACAGCCTATAAAGATTATTCAAGGCTCGACAAGTAGCGGTAAGACTTTTGGTATAGTTCCAATACTTTACGACAAAGCGCTAGAAACACCACGTATAAAGATAGCGATAGTTGCCGAAACATTAACCTCTGTTAAAGAGGGCGCAATGGATATTTTCATTAACTTTCTAATTGATGAGGGGCGTTGGAATGATTCATGTTGGAATGCATCAAACCTAACTTACAAATTACATAACGGATCTAAAATTCAATTCAAATCATTCGACACATTCGGAAAAGCAAAAGCTGGAGGTAAAAGACACGTATTATTCCTAAATGAAGCAAATCATATCGACTACGAAATAGCCGATGCGCTTATGATACGAAGCGATGAGATTTGGATGGACTTCAACGCTGATATGGAATTTTGGGCGCACACTGAAATACTACCACAAAAAGAAGTTGACTTTCTAAAATTAACCTACCTGGACAACGAGGCGATACCGCAAAGGATATTTAAAGATTTGATGCTGCGTAAAGCCAAAGCGGAGAAAGAAGAAAAAAGCGGAAACAAGGGATATTGGTGGAACTGGTGGCAAGTTTATGGACTTGGGGAAATCGGACAATTGCAAGAATCAATCTTTGAGGTTTGGGAACAAGTAGATAAAAAGCCTGAGCGCTTTCAACAATATTGCTATGGATTGGATTTTGGTTTTGTACACCCTACGGCATTGTGTAAGGTATGGTATTTTGAAGATGAAATTTTTGTTGAAGAAATAATTTATCGTGAGGGTTTAACAAGTGGGCAACTCGTTAGCTTAATGCAAAGCAAAGGTATTGAGAATAGCATTGAGATAATAGCAGATTACGCACGTCCTGAAATGATACAAGATATTAGAAATGCTGGTTACTATGTTTTAAACGCAAACAAGAACGTTAAAAGCGGACTTGATAAACTCAAGCAAAAGAAAGTTTACGTACATTCAGATAGTTCCAATATCATTCGAGAAAATAAGAAATACAGATACAGAAAGATTAACGGGGTGCAAACGGAAGAACCGCTCAAACAGTTTGACGATGCGATGGATGCGATTAGATACGCTAATTTGTGGGTAGATAGTTATTCAACAACCGACATTGGCGAATCATTCTCAATGGACATGTAAGAATAAAATCCTATTTTAAGTATGGCAATAACGATTGAAAGTACAAATCAAAGCACACTAAGCGCGGGGTACAATCCTTTACGTTGGTATTTGAGTAGTACAAATGTTAACGAGAAAGCATTTAGATACATAGTCGAAGTGTACAACGCTGGGACAAGTGATAAGTTATTTGAAAAGAAATACGCTCCTAGACCGTCAGACGGGTGGGCAGAAATAGATATTTCTAGAGATGTACAAAACTTTTTAAGCGCACATAATCCGTTTCAAAACTCCGATGTTCAAAACGCACCCGAACATTATTTGAAGTTCGATATTAAATTCGGAGAGGAGTACATTGTCGCGTGGGATTTTGACGACTATATTTTTGATAGTGGATTGACTGGATTCAATCAAACACCAAACGTAACGCCACACCCGTTTATCGTTGGTGACCAAGTAAGAGTAGAACTAGATAATATTTACAATGACTTTAGAGATGCTTTGAATGGTTTGTTTACTGTGACAATAGAACCTGATAATTATACGGTGGTTACTCAATTGCCGTGGATTGGTTCGGGCGGTGCAACTGCAGGAAAAATGTACTACGCTGATAATAGAAAATCTCGTTTCTTAAATCTTACAAGCCAAACGAATAAGACAACTGCCAACTTAGCGATTGAGCTGAAACAAATGAATACTTTTACGGGTGCGCAATTTGGTTTGAGTATTTCCCCAGTTGGAAAGTTTCTTACCGATATGCCACGAATAGTAAAACAGAATCCTAATCAAGATAATTGGTTGGCGTTTTGGAACGCTTATCAACTAAAGACTTTTAGAGTGACTTTTGAGAATGACTTAGGGGATATTGCATACCGTACAATCAATTGTACAACTGCACAAGGTATCGTACAAATTGCAAGCGGTTTAGGTAATCAAGGAACTTTGACAGTTGATTCTGGAACTTTACCAATCGTAAAAGATAACGCTAAAATCGTAAACGTTTATTTAACCAATACAGCAAACACACCAGTAAGCGAAGTTATCACTTACCAAATTGATAGACGTTGCAATATTGAGGACTACGAAATAGTTTTCATGGATAGGTTAGGAACGTTCGCCAATTTCGCTATGCAACTGCGTGCGTATGAAAAAGGTCAAGTTAACCGATTGATGTATAACCAACAATTTGGAAACGTTGTCGCTGGACTTGTAACGTTTAATACTTGGGAAAGTGGCACGACTACTTACCACGTAGACAACACCAAAGAATTAACCTTGAACACAAATTATTTAACCGATGCTGAAAGCGTTTACTTTGAGCAATTAATGACAAGTGGGTATGTGTTTTTAAAAGTTGGAAACGATTATTTTGCGTGTCAAGTGACTGAAAGCGGTTACGATGTTGAACGATCTAAAAACGGGAACTTAATCCGTAAAACTATTAATGTGCGCTACGCTGTACAAAATCCGATTAACGCATGACGGTAACTAGAATTAGATTAATAGGTGATTACTTCAATGTAGGTATTAATGATTATTTAGAGGTCGCTGAAAACGTTGTAGTGCCTTTAAATTTTGGAGTATCAGATGTTAGGGATTTGACAAGCAAAACGGGTTCTTTCAGTAAGTCGATTAAAATCGTAGGAACAAAACATAACAACCTAGTCTTTGATAATATCTTTGATGTAAACGCGGTAACACTTGAATTTAATATCAACACTAAACAAGCGTGTTTGATTGAGCAAGACGGTGAGATAGTATTGGACAATGCAATCATTCAGTTAATCGATGTAGAAAAGATTTCGACTGGCATGGGTAACGATGAGCAGATAATGTACACTGTTACCGTGAAAGATACCGTTTCAGAGTTGTTTACCGACATAGGTAGTAAGTTGTTGACTGATTTAGATTTTAGTGACTTAAATCATACATATCAAGCGAGTGATGTTATTGCAAGTTACGACCATGTTAAAGAAGACGGTTACAAATATGTGTTACCTATTACAGACGATGCGCAGTACAACCTTACGGAAATGAAGCCCGCTGTTTATGTTTGGCAATATCTTAACCGTATCTTTTCAAATGCTGGATATTCGTATCAGTTAGACGAAATGCAATCAATCGGTATTGATAAAATGCTTATTCCTTACAACGGTGGTAAGTCAAAGATTAGCGAAGCTGTACAAGTCGAAGCTGAAGTAATAGCAGAAGAAACGACAAGTCAAGAATCGAATGGTTTATTTATTCCAATTACTAATACTCAAATATTTGATAAGCTAGATATTACAACAGAAATAGAAGATACTAACGGATATTATAATCCTACACTTTCACAATATACAAGTCCATTTGCTGTATTTGCACCTACAGATTTAGAGTATCAAGTTGAAATTGATTACGATTTAATTTTTAGAAACAATGAAGCGGGTGACGTTTATTTAAGCGGTGCAATAGAAAGTAAACCTATGATTGCGGTTTTAAATACGTCAGCACAATCAAAAGGTTTTGCTTACTGTTTTGCTAATTCTGTAAATCCAATTTGCTATATTGACGGGTCAGGAAATACCGTTATAGATTCTACTTTTGCGGGTTACGTAGATTTAGTAAGTGGTGACACAATTATTTCAAACGGAGTTAATAATGTAACTGTAAGCTGTACAAATATTGCGATAGGTGAGGTATTAGAAATTGGAGCGTTAACTCAATTAAGCACGCCACCACAATTCTTTCGAGTATCTGACAACCAACCCGCGGATGTTGAATATGTGATTCAGGTTAACTCAATTCGTATTCGCATCGTTCCAAGTGGCGAAAGTTTGGGATTCTCGTTTCCCGTTGTGATGAATGATTTTATACCCGCTAATATTAAACAAAGCGACTTTCTAAAATCTATTTTCACGCTGTTCAATCTTTTTGTTATTCCTAATATCGATAACCCGAAAGACATTATCTTAATGACTAGGGATAAGTATTACGATAGTGGAAACGTAAAGGATTTCACAAACAAACTTTGTAAGCAGTTACCGCATACTTTGACATTCTTACCTGAATTAACTGCAAAGAAATTAACTCTAACCTATGCAACAGACACCGATGCGTTAAACGTTGGTTATCTTAAAAACGTTAACGAGGTTTATGGACAAGTTCAATATACATTCGATAACGAGTATATTAAAAACGAGGTAAAGAAAGATGTTATTTTTGGCGCTTCTCCTTTCTTATCTACTCCGTTCGGTGCAACTGTATTCGGAGTGAATGGTAGCGAACCTAAAACACTACCTAGAATAGTTTTTGACGGTGGCAAATATCCATGTGGTTACTATCAAATCAATGACACACCAACTCAATGGATAAGCGTAAATGAATATCCGTTTGTTGGTCACTTTGATGCGCCAGTAAACGCAAACAAAGATTTAAACTTTGGGGCGTGTGATTACTACTTTGATAATAACTACGGTACTATTCCTTACAACAATTTAGGCAATACTTATTGGCGACGAACGGTTGCGCAAATCAATAGCGGTAAACTTTACACCGTTATGTTGAACGTTAATTCATTCGACATAGCAAACCTAAGGTTAAACGATAAAATCTATTTAGATCGTTCTTATTGGGTAATAAACAAAGTTATTGACTACGATGCTAACAGCAACGCACCGACAAAGTTTGAGTTGCTTTCAGTTGACCAGGAAGTAACATTACCAAAGTTTAGAATACCGAAACCAACTAAACCTAGCAAAAACGATGCTGGCATTAAAGTGCCAATAAAGGATATTATTAAAAAACGTTACGATTCTTTGACTAGCGATAGTTCAAGCGGTGGCGTTATTGTATTAGGAAACGGAAACCAAATATTAGGAACGGTTAAAAATGCAATTGTAATCGGAGATAATAAGGTAGTAGAAAAGGACGGTCTTTATACTGATAATCTTTTTGTAGGTAACAAAGAAATACTTTCTCCTAAATTTCTATTTAAAGCGTTGGTTACTCAGGTAGGTACTGCAAATCCTACAATGAATATCGCAGTTGACCAATTTGGTTTAACAATTGCAAGAACAGGAATAGGCACGTATCAACTTACTTCGCCAAACGCTGTATTTTTAGGTCAAGTCATTTGCCTTGCTCAATACTCAAAATTAACATTAGGTTTGATTTCGATAGGTAGAATAGATAACTTTACCGTAGAAATAAAAACAATAAACGCATTAGGAGCGGTAACAGATGCGCTACTAGATAACACCACTATAATCATTGAATCATGGCAGACAAAGTAATAGACGTTGAAATAAGAACAAACACCACGGGGATAAAATCGCTTCGTCAAGAATTACGTGAAACAACTATTGCACTTCAACAAGCAACAGACCCAGCATTAATTGAACGCTTACAGCAAAAGGCGGGTGAGTTAAAAGACACAATGCAAGACGTTAACGCTACTATTGAAGCGACGGCGGGTTCTGCGACGGAAAACCTAGCCAAAGGATTAGGAAAAGCGACAAGCGTAGGGATAGCGGGTTTTCAAGGTCTTATTTCTGCTCAAGCTTTATTTGGTGATGAGTCAAAAGCGGTAACAGAAACGTTGGTAAAACTCCAAGCGTTGGCGGGTTTAAGTGATGCGTTAAATTCTTTGGGTGCTTTAGGTGATACAATGACTGAAATTAAGGCTTCATTTATAGCGGCCGCTTCAAAGTTGGGATTACTCACCACAGCGAAAGAAGTTGACATCGTAGTAACAGAGGGGCAAATTGTAGCGACAGAGGGTGCAACAGTTGCGACGAATGTATTAGGTAAAACAATGAACGCTTTGCCTATTATCGCCATTATTGCGGGACTTACTGCGGTGGTGGGTGCTATTGCTTATTTCGCTAGTCAAACAGAAGAAGCAACGATAACCCAAGAGGATTTAAACGAAACAACCAAAGCAACTGCAGATGCATTTTCCAAAGCAAAGCAAAACGTTGACGAGGTAGGATTAGCATTTGAAAACGCAAGCAAAGGAGTAGGTAGTAAAAAGAAAGCGTTAGAATTATACAACCAAAAGTTTGGTGATACATTAGGAATAGCGAAAGACTACAACCAAGCGGAAGCGATATTCACAAAGAACGCTGATACTTACATTAAGGTTTCAGCATTAAGAGCCAAAGCAGATGCGTTTAGAGCGTTGTCAGCGAAAGCCAGTGCAGATGCTTTTGTCGCAAGTCAGGAAACAGAAATTTCAGCTTTGCAAATGGCAGAACTTGCAAAGACAATGATACTCAAAGGTGATAAAGCCGCTGCAGCAGAATTACGTCAAAGTATAAAAAACGAGCGTAAGGAAGCGCAACAAGAAGCTGATAAAAGAATACAAGCGTTAGATGCTGAAGCGAATAAATTTGCAACCCAAGCGACAAAATTAGAGGGGACATTAGTAACTATTAAACAAGAATCAGAGGTCAAGAAAAAAGAGATTGATAAGATTTCTGAAAGTGAAAAGAAAAAGAATTTAGAGGACTTTTATAATTCATTGGCTAACGTAAATGCGAAAGAAGTTAAACTTTATGAATCGAAAATTGCAGAAATAAAAAGAATCGATGCCAATAAATTAGCAAGCGATATTGACGAAGCTGAAAAAGCGTTAATTAATAGAACGCAAGTTTTAGATCGTATCAGTATTTTGCAAGCTGAATTTGATGCAAACGAAAAAGCAATAGCAGAGGCACGTATTCAACAAATCAAAGATAATCTAGCAATTGAATTAGATGCAATAGGCGCAAACGAAAACGCAAAGGTTGAAGCAAAATTAAAAGCTGATATTGAGATAGCCAAAATTCAAGAAGCGGAAGCGACAAGGGAACGAGAACTACAGAATACTAAGCTACAAATGGCAAGTGATGCGATAGGCGCACTAGCTAGTCTTATTGATGCGACAAGTAAGAAAGATGAAAAAAGCCAAAAGAAAGCGTTTCAAATAAATAAAGCCGCTTCAATTGGTCAAGCGTTAATTTCAACTTATTTAGCTGCGAACTCTGCGCTTGCATCACCCGCAAATAACTTGTTCCCGGGACAAGCACAAATAGCGGCGGGCGTGGCAATCATTGGTGGTATGGCAAATGTTGCGAAAATTTCACGTACTCAATTTGGTAGTACGGGTGGTGGCGGTGGTAACGCACCTAGCGCACCCACTCCAAGCTCAAGCCAACAACAACCTAGCGCAACACCATCGTTTAATTTGTATGGTAGCGGTGGCACGGCAAACAATCAAAATGCAAGCGGGGCAAATGGTGGAAACGGTCAAAACATTACGGTAACAGCAGTTGTAAGTGAAACGGATATGACAAACACACAAAACCGTGTTAACGCTATGAAATCAAGCGCATCACTATGACAAGCAAAGCAAAGTTTAATAGCCAACTTGGGGCGTGTACACGTACTGTAAATGCTGAAATCAAAAAGACAATTGTTCAGGTTAAAGCGGTGCGTACGGGTCGAATGAAAAACACCACTAAGGTTAAGATTGACTTTGATTTTAACACGGAAGTTTTTACAATTAAAGGATTAAAGACAACTTTTTATTTTAAATTTGTAGACTTGGGAACGATTTATATCAAGCCTAGAAACATAACGCAAAAAACATTAGCAAAAGATAACGTTCAAAAAGCGTTTAATAAACTTTACGATGTGTGGATAGACTACCAAATAGATAGAGAGTTTGAAGTAATAAAACCGAAGTATGGCATTTAGAACACCCCGAGATATTGACCGTAGATACACCCGTAAATTCAAAGAAATAATCTTAAACGCCCCTTTGATTGATACTCGTGCGCTTTACAAATCCATTGACGTGACGGCTGAAATAGATTACAACTTTGGTACGTTTATGTCCAGTGATTACACATTTACTGTAAAAATTTACGCAGAGCCTTATTTATGCTATCACATTATCCCTATGCAACTATTGTCATGGTTTAAGAACTCAAGGTCATTTGATAACACAACACAACGTTATAGGCAGTATTTCAGAGCGTATTTACAAAATGAATATCCGTTATTAAGATTTGATAATGTTACCCTGGAACTAGCAAATATTATTATCGTTAATCAACCCGAGGGTGGCGGTAACTACAATTTCTTTTTAGAGGGCTGATTTTTTGTTTCAAGTGAAAGCCAATTGAGTACCATTATATGCGGTAAGTTTGTAACTTCATTTGCCTTAGTGATATCGCCTTTTGATAATTGATAGATAATATTTAGCCAATTTTCAGTAGTGCTTTTTTTCTCTTTGACTTCCTTTTCTTCGTCGTCTTCGTCGTCGTCGTTATCCTCAAATAATCCTTTGTATGTATCTAAAATTTGTAAACGATATTTGATGTAATTCTCTAGCGTGGCGTAGTGGTGGGTAATCGGTTCACTTAATATTTTGTCGCATTCAAAGGTTAGTATTTCGTAACCTTTAATAGTTGCACAAATCTTATCAATATTCTCAATCGGTGGTTTTTCAGTACAGTAATTTTCTAGGTCGATGAAATTACCAAAGTTCAAATTTTTAAAGTTTGATTTTGTGTTAACGGGTGGTAAGGTATTAATCCAATCGTATTCAGTCAGGATATCGTTCAATTCATCTTCGTACAAATCAAAATAATCATTGTCAGTAATAATGGAAATCTTTTCCAAAAACAATTCCAAAGGAGTTAAATCTTGCGAATCTAACTCCTTTATTTCAATGTATTGTGCAACCGTTACGTTATCCCAATTAGACAAGGTCAAAGATGTTTTTTGAAATTAAATTGATGTAAGGAATAGCAAAGTCGGCTTTGACGTGATCCTCAAATAATTTTGCTTTGAGTTCTAAATGTAAGTTTTCGTAATGCTCGTTATTGGTCAAATCCTCACGTTTGAATATTAACGCTAGAATGTAGCTTACTAAGTTGCCAGTTTCTTTGCCTTGCGCTATTTTGATTCTATTCTTTTGGATTTCCTTTTCCAAACAAATCAATTCCTTTGCTTTAAACTTAAATTCTTTTCCCTCAAAAGCTACGTATTTATATCCTTTCATTTCAATCTCGCTTTGAAGCTGGATATTTTTAGCTTTAAACACATTGAAGTTTTTGATTAAATCGACCATTGCGTTGGCATCCATATCATTGTCAGGTAAACCAAGTACTTTAAAAATAGCCTCAAACTTTTCAGTGAGTACCAAGTCAGGAAACGACATGATATTTACAATTTTATTTAATTCGTGCAAGTCAATTTCATTCGCTTCATTGCGAAGTTCAAACGTTTCATTGTCTAATTTTAGATTAATCATAATTTACATTTTAGGACAAAGATACAATTTTACCTATTATCGACATGTTACCAGTCTATAATCTTTCAATTGATGAATGCGATGCCGAAAACGGTGAGTATTTAGGCGTGCTAGAAATTGCAAACACCGCAAACCCCGCGATAATGATTAAGGGTATAGCACTTAGTGACATCAAACAAATGATTTTCAAAGACGACTTAAAATATCGTATTGCAAGCCCTGTTTTAATTCCCTCAAAGATTTACAGACGTGATGAAGCAACGGGAGAAGAATACTATGTTAACGTAACGCCTGAGATAGTTGAAAAAATGTTTGTTAAGTTCCAAAAGGATAGAAGTGGAAAAGATGTTTTTAACGACGAACACGACGAAGCGAAACGAGTACCTAGCTACATTTTAGAAACATGGTTAGTTGAAACACCAAAAACCGATAAATCATTAATCACTTACGGTATTGAATGCCCTGAAAAGACATGGTTTGCAGTTCAACAATTCACAGATAAGCAAGCATACTTTGATTGTGTGGATAGCGGTAAGATTGGATTTTCTATTCACGGTGAAAGTGCGTTGAAATTCACAAAACAAGAAATTATTAAACCAATAAATATGAGCAAAAGAAGAAAGTTTGTCGCTCAATTCACTGAGGCTATCGGTACAGATACGGGTGAAGTTATTGTAACAGCAGATTCTATTGAAGTAGGTCAAGCGGTTACGGTGCTTGACGAAGATTTACAACCGATTGAAACCTTTAGCGGAAACGTCACTATTGATGACCAACCAATCACTATAACAGACAATGTTATCCAAGCGGTGGGAACAGAAGTAGAAATGACAGAAGAAGTTGAAGAAGTCGCAGAAGTTGAAATGACGGAAACAGAAGTTGTCGAAGAGGTTGAAATGGCAGAAGAAACGCCAGCAGTCGAAACGTACACTAAGGCAGAAGTTGATGCAAAATTTGATGAGATTTATTCAATGATTGCAGAGCTTAAAGTCGCAGATGTGGCAACAGTTGAAGAAGTAGAAATGAAACAAGAGAAAACGCCAGAACAATTGAGAATGGCAAAAATTGAACAATTATCAAAATTTTTAAACAAAAAATAACATGAGCAGAAAAGTACATTTTGCAATGGACGTAACAAACAATGCGTTATTGCAAGTTAACCCAAAAGAATTCTACACGAAAGCGTTATTATCTAACCGTTCAAGCGCACAATTTCGTCAATTACTTGGAATCAAAGAATCAACTAAAATCGCTTCTTTAGATTTCGGTACACTATTAACCGAGGCAGATTGTGATTTCGTTGCGAACGATTCTACATTGTCAGCAAAAACAATGGACGTTTGTAAAATCGCTTTGAACACGGAAGTTTGTCAATTTGAGATTGAGCAATCATTCTTAGCTGATTGGATGAATAAAGGTTCAAACGGTGATTTTATGCCAGCTGATTTCGCTACGCATTTCTACGATCAATTAGGTAGAACAGTTGCTGACCAATTGGAGTACCTTACATGGCAAGGTGACACAGAGGGAGAAACTGATACTTACTTAGACCTTTGCGATGGTTTGGAAAAACAATTGTCAGGTGCGGATATTCCAACAGCTCAAAAAATCGCTGGTACAAATATCACATCTACAAACGTAATCGCACAAATGACTTTGGTTTACAATCAAATTCCAAAAGCATTGAGAAATCGTAAATCAGAAGTTAAATGGTTCGTCGCTTCAAACGTTGCTGATGCTTACAGATTGGCAGTTGCTACACAGTCAGCTGAAGCATACACTACTAAAGATGCTCCATTGACTTTCTTGGGTTACGAGTTGACAATTGGAGAGGGTATGACTGATTCAACAATGACTTTGTCGTTGCAGTCTAACTACATTTTCCTTGCGGATTTGGTTTCTGACCCAAGCGACATCACCACAATCAACATGAAAGAAACAACTGGAGATCGTAAGATTAGAGTTATTTCTGACTTCAAAGTAGGTTTCAACTACTTGAATGATGCTGAATGGGTAACTTACAAAATCGCCTAACATTAACGAGGGGGTTTAATTACCCCCTTTTTATTCACATTTAAAAATACATACTATGGCTTGCGAAGCATTAGAGGGAATAGAATTAGGTTGTGAAAGAAATAGCGGCGGACTTCATCAAATTTTGGTGGGTGACATGGCAGATATTTCAGCACAAACCGTTTCACTTCCTACATGGAAAATCACAGCAATGACAGTAGACAACGAGCCTATTGAAATTGCCGTAAAAAGAAAAACATCAAACTATGTAGAGGACGAACAAAACGATTTCGTAAACGGGTCGGTTGTTGTTACCGCTACAATCACAGCAATGTTGCACAGACGTGATGCTGATAAATCTCGCAAATTGAATATTTTGGGCGCGGGTCAAAGATACCTTTATGCAATCTGTAAAGATGCGAACGGGTTATATTGGTTCTTCCCAAATGTACAACTTCAATCAGTTGGTGAGGGGTCAGGTCAAGAGCGTGCCGACGGTTCAAAATATTCCGTTGTATTGGTTGGAGAGAATGACCAACTTGCATACGAAATTGAGAGCGCAGTTGTTGCTGGATTATTCTAAAAATTAATTACTACTGATAAATTAAGGTTGTTCAATTTGGACAGCCTTTTTTTGTGTCCTATTATTTACATGATTTATTTAGAAAAGAATATTTCCACAAACATAGCATTGACACTTAAAGAGAGTTCTTTGTTATCCGTGCCTTATTACTTGTTTCATTTTGTTAACGAGATAAACAAAAGCGAAACATTTGTAAGTTTTGAGGACATAAGCGGTTATCCTGAACGATACAATTTATTTACAATGCAATTAGACTACGTTAAAGGTCAATATACCTATACTGTTTATGAAAGTATATTACCTGACCCCGAAACGATAGCAGATACAACAGGTCACATTGTTGAAACGGGTATAATGATTATTCACTCCGATGAGGATGCAAACACAAACATTTATTTATGAAAATACTAGGTATAAATTTTAGCAGAAATTCAGTCGTAAGGACAGAGCAACAAGCATACAGTACTCCGTTTGGGCAAATTGGCGATGGTAATTTATCGTTACCTTTTATTCAATCGCAAGTACACAAAGCGGGCGTTATTTATTTTGGTCAAGATAACTTATTCCCAAGTGTACTAGATCAAATGTACTACACATCTCCAATTCACGGGGCGGTTATTGACTTTACAGTAATGGCGGTTATCGGTGGAGGTTTTACAGTTGAGGGATTAAGCGACGGAAAAGACAAGGTGGCGTTTGGCGTATGGTCACGACGAAACAAAGTTGATAGAAATCTAGAAACAGTCGCACGAGATTATAAGATGCACGCACGTGTACATTTTCTATTGAAGTATTCAGATAGTGGTAAATTCCTTTGTATGGAAAGATTACAACCCGCTTCTATTCGTTATCGCTTTGACGGCAACTATGAATTTTCTAGCGATTGGTCAACAGGAAAAGAAAGAAGATTATTAGAAGCATTCCACCCCGCTAAAGTAGGAAAGTACAAAGAAATGCTTTATACGTTTGGCGAAGTTGGCGCGGGTCAAGATATTTATCCTATTCCTACTTATTCAAGTGCGTTAAATTGGTGCTATTTAGATGGCGAACAATCATATTTCCACAAATCAAACCTACAAAATTCTATCTTTCCCAGTTTAATTATTAGACGCCCTAAGCGATTCGGTTCTAAAAAAGAGGTCGAAGATTTCAAAGATGGTTTAATAAATAACAAAGGCGCGAAAAACGCTGGAAAAGTATTCGTTTTAACGGGTGACGGTATGGAAAATACTCCTGAAGTAGTTACACCAAGCGCACAAAACAATGATAAGTTATTTGAGGGTACAAGTAAAGAGTTGAAAGATAATATTTGCTTTGCGCACAAAATTAACCCGTCCATTATGGGCGTAAAGGTTGCGGGTTCTTTGGGCAATGCTCAAGAGCTTGAAATGAGTTACGCTATCTTTGAGAAAAACGTAGTATTTCCGATGCGTAGACAATTGGAAAATATGTATAACGAACTTTTACAAATCGCAAACGTCAATGGAACTTTCAATATTAATGGATTCAAAATTATTGGTGAGGAAATTGTTGGGGGTGAAGAAAGTAAAATCAATAAAACGGGTGAATTACTTAATGCTATGTCGCCATTGCTTGCAAACAAAGTACTTGACAACCTTACAATCAATGAAATTAGACGTATTGCTGGACTTGCAGACGTTCCCGACGGTGACAAACTTGCAAACCCAAGCGCACCAAGTAACAATCCCGAAACACCGACAATATGATTTACTTTGTAACAGAAAATTACCTAAAGCAAAAGACACCGATAACTCAAAATGTTAGTGCCACCGATGTGATGCCGTTTATCGAGCCGTCTGCAAGCGGTTGGATGCAATCGATTCTAGGTACTTACTTTTTTAATCATTTGTTGACGGCTTACAACGCACAAACATTAACAAGTGATGAAGAAATATTAGTTGAAAAGATTAAACCCGCTATTGCTTGGCGTGCTACTGTTGACTGCGTTCTAGGTCTTACATATCAACTAAAAAACAAAGGACTTCAAAAGCAAAACGGTGATAACTCCGAAAGTGTAGAACAAACAGAAACAACGTTTGTGATGCGACACTACGAGCAGAAAGCTGAATTCTTTGAAATGATAACAAGAAAATATTTGAAGTCAAATAGAGATTTGTTTCCTGAATTTACAAGCCAACTAAATAGAGATTCAGAATTAGCGCCACAGAACGATGATAATTTTAACACTGATACAATGTTTATATGATTAGTTATTTACAAGCAGTCAACGTTATAAAGAGCTTTGCAGACCAAAATTATTTTGTCAATCGTTTCGATTTTGAGTTCAAAGAGCAAATGCAGAATTTAGCTACCTTAAATGAAGCGTATCCGTTTTTGTATGTAGTTCCCTTAGCAAGTGATACAATCACAAATGTGAATGAATTTGAGGTTGAAATTTATTGCGTGGATAGATTACAAAAAGACCGTACAAATGTTAACTATGTAGTGTCAGACACTAACCAAATATTAAACGATTTGGTGTTATGGTTAGAGGAGGGACAAGATGACATTGAGATAGTAGGAACGGCAACACAAACACCGATAAACAACGATTTGTTAGACTACGTTGGTGGGTGGGTTTTAAGAGTACGTTTGCAAGTTGAAAAAATTGGGCTTTGTGAAATACCTTTAGGGGGTGAAATGCCACCACCACCAACTTGCGAAAACGCTACTTTCCAAAATTCAGATGAATCATTTGTGACTACAATTGCAAGCGGAGAAACTTTTACAAGTGAAGATGTAAATATTCGTGTTTTTGACCAAAACGGAAACAATCTATCTGAAGATAAATATCCTAGTAATATTCCAGTAGATATTACAGTTGAAGTAACAAACGAAGTATACGCAGAAGCGATAAACTCACTTAATGAAGTTGTAACAACTGCAGTATTAACACCGACAAATAACCAAATCTTAGCACCTGACGCACATTTAAGAATTAAAAAGTCAGGCGGTACTGATATTGTAGAAATTGATTTGCCATCGGGAAGTGATGAAGTTCAAATCATTTCAGATAGCGTAATTACTTTAAAAGATAGTGCAAGCACAACGATAAGCACTACAAACGTACAAGCAACTGAAACCGCAAACATAACCGCTCCAGACGGATTAATTAATATAAACGGGTCAAGTGTTGGAAATGTAAAATCAAACGGCATACGAAACCTATTCGTAAAATTGAACGGTACTAATTCGGGAACTTACGATGGAATTGATACGATTAACGTAACCGCAACTGATGCGTGGGTACGTCCGACGGGTTGGCTTCCATTAGATACAGTTGGAACTGGAACAAATAATTTCAGCGGTTTGTTCGCAGTTTATGAAACGCAAAAAAATGTTTGTACTCTTAGAATTGCATTTCCAAGTGGAACACGCATAATAAATTGGGGTGATGGCACAACAACAACGGCAAGTTCATCAACAATTTACACAAAAGTTTATGATTACGCCACATTGTCAAGTGTGGTATTGACAGACGAGTTCGGATTTAATTATAAAATGGCGGTTGTAAATGTAAGTTTAACTGTTGCGACTGCATTATTTATTGATGACAACACAACCGCCACATTAATAAATAATGGTCGTATTTTAGGGTGGTTAGATATTGCTTTAGATTGCTCAACTTTAAATAACATTTCCGCATCAGCGAACGCAAAAAGTTCGTTACTTCAAAGGTTGTTAGTTTACAATATGTCCGCAACAGTAAGCGGTTGTAATTTACAATATTTGCCACATTTGAGAGTGCTTAAATTTCCGTTTGCGAATTCGACAACAAACGGCGTAAACACTTTATTTAATTTTAATTTAGGGCAAGTTAGGGATGAGTCTAACAATCCAATTGCGTTGAATTTAACGGGCGCAACTGGTAATAATCAATTAGTATTATCAAACGGTTTAATTGATAAATTAGGCAACATAAACGCTCCAACAATTACCAACGCTTCACAATTTCTATCAACAAATAAAATGTTGCAAGAAGTTGGAACGCTAAACTTTCCACTAGCAACAAATATGTCTCAATTTTTGTGGGTTTGTGAAGAATTAGTAAACGTAGGAACGATAACAACGGGTGAATCGCTAACAAATTTAAATTCATTCGCCACCAATGCGAGAAAGGTCAAATCTTTGGTTTTTACAGAATGTTCAGGAGTTACAGATTTTACAAATGCTTTTGCTGGAATGACATCTTTAGAAACTTTGATTTTGCCAAATGCGACTAGAAGCTTTACAATTGATGATTGCAATATGTCAGCAACTGCAATAGATGCTTTATTCACTTCATTGGGAACTGCCGTAGGTTTTCGAACGATAAACGTAAGAAGAAACCCTGGTTCTGCAACTTGTACAACTTCAATTGCAACATCAAAAGGTTTCACAGTGGTAATCGCTTAATTTTAGAAATATGTTTTACAAATTTGAAAATGGAAAGTGGGAATATGGTTATACAGTTTGCCTACCAAGTGGCGAAATTTTGACCGAAGAAAATAAAGTTAATTCTGACGGTTGGGAGTGGCACGATGAACAACCTATTGATTTTAATGTAACTAATGTTACAGAATAAAAATAAATAGTTACATTTGATGCGATGATGGAAGCGGTTAAAATATTTAAGACTTACGGAGGGCTGGGAGTGGTTTCCGTTTGGTTATTCATGACGAATAGTAGAGTAGATAAATTGGAACTAGAATTACAAGCGTGTAACGATAGTAAAATTGACATTTACAGAGAACTAACCAAGCCGATAACAAGCAAGCACGACAAAGATAAACCGCTAAAAATCGCAATTTTATCACAAGCAGTAAACTTTAAAAATTCAGAAGATGAAGAATGTTGAAAACATGGATTTGTTGGAACGCCTTGAAGCACCGACACCAAAAAAGAACAAAAGAATAGGTCGTATTTTTACGGCTATTGGGGTTATTGCTGGAACTATTTTAAGCGCTGGAGTTATAACAGCACCTTTTGGAGTTACAATTTTAACAGTTGTTACAGCCGTGAGCGGTGGTATTGCAGTTTTCAATGGTCAGAAAGTCGCTGAATAATGGTAGAGAAAATTAGCAAGAATGTTCACAAGATTAGTTTATCGGGTGAATACAACGAGGTTGCTTTACTTTCCGATTTACATTGGGACAATCCGAAATGCGATAGAGTGCTATTGAAAAAGCATTTGGATTACTGCCTAAAAAATGAGATTCCCGTTGTTATTACTGGGGATCTTTTTTGTTTGATGCAAGGACGTGGTGATAAACGTTCCAATAAATCTGACATATTACCTGAACACAATAATTTCAAGTATTTAGATTCAATCATTGAAACGGCTGTTGAATGGTTTACGCCTTATGTAAGCGTGTTAACTGTTATAAGTTATGGTAATCATGAAACGTCTATAATTAAATGGCAAGAAACGGATATTTTGCAAAGGTTTGTTGACTTGTTAAACATGACGACGGGCGGTAACGTGCAAGTTGGTGGTTACGGTGGTTGGATAGTTTACGAGGTTAAACAGCGAACAAATGTAAAAGCAAGTTTTAAACATAAATACTTTCACGGTTCAGGCGGTGGTGGTATAGTTACCAAAGGTGCAATTAACCTAACTAGGGCGTTGGAAACTTACGAGGGCTTTGATTTGTTTAGTATGGGACATATTCACGAAAACAGTTGCCGTAATGATTCAAGAGAAATACTTTACATGCATGCAGATACTACTGAAATTAGATTGAAGCAAATACACCATTGTATCACGGGAACTTACAAAGAAGAATATGGCGATGGTTCTAAAGGGTGGCATATTGAACGTGGTGCACCGCCAAAGCCTTTAGGTGGTCGCATCTTAATGATTAGCGTAAAGCGTGAAAATGAAAAGTTGATTAAGTGTTTAGATAGTAAAGGATTTCCAATTTAATAATTTATGGGAAAAGTAATTTTAGAATTTGATAGCGTTGAAGAACAAGACGAAGTAAAAACGGCACTTGACGGCTATAAGTGGAAACTTGCGATTTGGGACTTAGATCAAAAGTTACGCAGCATAACTAAATACGGAGAAAGTTTAATTCAAGATTCAGCAAGCGATATTGAAATTGATGTTGCAAATGCTATGCGTGATGAATTAAGAAATATTTTAAACAGTCACAATTTAAATTTAGATTAAATGACAAACGTAAAAAACTATACAGATATTCAGTTACTCGATAAGGTAAAAACGATTAAAGGTTTCAAAGGTATTCCGGAAACTTATTGGATTTTAGCGGTCCGGTCCAATGAAGATGAAACGGATAAATTCGATGATAAATGTTATTTGTTTCGTGGATCAAAATTTGTCCTGGTGACTTCGTGTACAACTAACAAAGGAAACAAAGGTACTGGCGTTGTTTGTGCAAATGTTTGGAACTACGGTGCATGGATTATAGGCAAGCATAAAGGCAAAGTTAAAGCGGGACTTCAAAGAGTTGGTTTCCCTTATCAAAGAGATTTTACAAACGATGGTAAAACAAATCCAACGACTGAAATTAAAACAGATATTAGAGGTTTCAACTTTCATCCAGCGGACCACGACATTAACCGTAAAATTGTAAAGACTAATATAGGCGGTTGGTCAGAGGGTTGCATTGTACTTAATGACATACCAACATATTTAAAAGTTATCAATTTGTTAGAACCGCAGAAAATTTGGTCAATGGTTATAGTTGATGAATTTTAAGTATATTTGCTAAGATTTTTTTCATAAATTAGTTTTCGTTTAGGTAAATTAAGGCACTTCGAGAGGGGTGCTTTTTTCATTTACCGTTCATCATTGATATTTACCGTTCATCACAATAGATAGTTTTATTCGATTCGTTGTGTTTATATTTGCTGAAACTTTAAAAATATAATTTATGGAATTTAAAGGAACAAAAGGAGAGTGGAAAATATCTACAAGTAATGAATTTGGTGTTTTAATAAGTACTCATCCAATGAGTAGAGATATTTGCACAATTTGGAAGTATGATAATAATTTTTTAGAAAATCAAGAAGCCAAAGCCAACGCTCAACTAATCGCAACAGCACATGAACTTTTAGAAGCGTTACAACAAGCTATTAAAATGTGTGATAAAATCCAATTTCCTACGGAACAAGAACTGAAAGATTTTGTAAAACTAGGGAAACAAGTAATCAACCAAGCAACTAAAATTAATTAAGATGAAAGAAAAGAGAATTTATTTAGTAGTGTTTGGATTGCATGCTTTAATATTAATCACTTTATGTTTTATTTAGTATGGAAAATTTCCCACTATTCGAGTTGAAAGCAAAACTCAAAGAAATCGAAAAAAGATTATCGGAGGATGTTATTGTAGATTTACGTTTCCAAAGTGAAATAATCGAGGACAAAGAAAAAGTAAAGCAGTTGAAACGTTCAATCGCTATTTTAGAATCAAATAAATATTAAAATGGAACAAACAGCAGTAGAATGGTTAATTGAGCGATTAAATAAACAAGGTTTTGCTCAAGTAGTAACAGATGAAGAAATAGAAGAAGCCTTAGAAATGGAAAAGCAACAATTATGCTATTTTTATGTTAAGGGCGCGGAAGCTGAAATAAACAATCCTTATGTTACAAATATAGAATTTTACAATAAAACATTTAAAAAATAGTATTTTATTAAAAGTAAATTACTATATTTGCACAAACGAAAATTAATTAATTATGAAAAATTTGT